AGGAATCCACACAGGGTCAGAAAATGGCAACGGTGGTCTTCTTAATCCAGAACAGTCAGCTCGATTCCTAGACTATATGTTCGACGCAACCGTAATTGGTAAAGTCGCACGTACCGTCAGAATGAAGTCTGATACAACTGAAATTGATCGCATGGGCGTAGGCGAAAAGCTTATGAAACTTGCGACAGAAGGAGATAACACAAACAGCGACAACGCTGCAGTGACATTCTCAAAGATTTCTTTGACAACAAAGAAGTTACGTCTAGATTGGGAACTTTCAACTGAGTCTCTAGAAGACAATATTGAGGGTGCAGATCTAGAAGATCACATTGCACGTCTAATGGCAACACAAGCTGGTAACGACATTGAAGATTTGGTTCTTAACGGAAACACATCTCTATCATCTGATCAGCTTTACAAGGCATTTGACGGAGCAGTTAAGCTTTCAAAGACAAACGGTCACGTAGTTGACGCAGGTGGAGATACAATCTCCCGTGCAGTATTTAATGATGCGCTTAAGGCTCTTCCACGTAAATACAAGCAACGCCGTACAGACCTACGTTTCTTGTCAGGTTCAAACTTGATTCAAGATTACTTATATGCAACTTCACAAAATATCCAAAACGTTAACCCACAAGATATTGCTTCTGGCATTATTCGTGGTGAGGTAGCACCTGTATCTGGCCCAGCTGGATATGTAGCTCCATACGCATTTGGTATTCCAATCGTTGAAGTTCCATTACTAAATGAGACACAAACTGGCTCATACTCAGGAGCAACAGGATCACACGGTGACGTCCACTTGACATTCCCAAATAACGTAGTTATTGGTATCAAGCGTGATGTAACTGTATACCGATTCTTCTGGCCAAAGAAGGACTCAATCGATAAGAATTAACCATATTGAAGGCCCCCAATTAATTTTGGGGGCTTTTCATTTAAATTTAGTAATGATATAATTAAAGAACTAGACTAAGGAGAATATATGTCATTTGAGACATTAAAACTATCTGAAATTAAAAAAGTAGCCGAAGACTTTGGCGTAGATATAGAAGCACTAAAAAGCAAGAACGATATTATTGCAGCATTAGCTGAAGAAGGCGTAACCTGGTCAATATATCAAAAGACAATTAAAGATATAGCAGATGCCACAGAAGAGATTGAGGTTTTACCAAGGTTTGATGCTAAAAAGAATCAAGACAAAGATTCAGTTTTAGTTAGAATGGAAAGAGCAAATCATAGATATGATACTATGGGATTTACATTTACAAGTACACACCCATTTGTAGCAATGTCTGAGGAACAAGCTCAAGAAATTTTTGATAGGGAGGAAGGTTTTAGATTAGCCACACCAAAGGAAGTTCAAGACTTCTATAACTAATCTAAGCCTATAATATGGCTGAAGTATATGTAGATAGCAATTCAATAACATCAACTAAAATTATTTATGGGGGAGAAATTGTAGATGCTGATGGTGCTGTAATGGTAACTGTATTTGATATTACAGAAGACCCTGCCGTAACTCCTGCAGTTGATCCTGGCACCTCAGTATACACAACTCAAGCAACAAAAACGGAAACTGACATTGGGTCATATAAAATTAATATACCGTATTCTTTAGCAAACAGAAGTAAAAATTTTAAAATAAGATGGAATTATTCTATCAATGGACAGGCGCACCAACACTACACTACATTAGATGTAGTAAAGCCATATTGTAATTTAGCAGAAGCAATTGATGATTTAGGTTTAGGAACAGACCCATCTGATCCAAATTACAAGTCATACCATGAGTTAGTAATGGCTGAAAAATATGCAAGAAAAATAATTGATGAATTTACTGGACAAAAATTTGCAACATACGACGACGTACACATAGTGTATGGATCAGGATCAGACATTCTTCCTTTACCATATAAATTAAATACATTGCATGAACTATATCAAAATGATGTGCTAATTGTAGATACAATAAATGAAATTAATAATTGGAATTTTACAACAAGAATTTCAGAAACTGGATTTGGATTAAGAGTCGATAGACAAAGTACTCTAGACAACACAGTTTATTCAGCTAATGGAATGGTGCCTCCATCTATTAATGATTCTTATAATGGAGCTTTTATTAAAGACTATACATATCGTGTACAAGGAAGGTTTGGTTGGGACGTGGTACCAGATCAAGTTGAACAGGCCTGTATACAATTAATGGGACAATATTTTGCTAAAGATAGATTGTGGACAGATAGATACTTGAAGAGCGTTTCAACATTTGATTGGGACTTTGAGTACGCAGACGCAGCATTTACTGGTACTGGTTCTTCATATGTAGACAAATTACTTTCCCCATATGTTTTAACAAATATGGTGATTATTTAATGTTTGATATCATGGAAGCAGTGCTATCCATGAAAATGGATATATATAAACAGTTTGATATACAAAATCCAGACACTGGCGCTATAGTAAAAGAATGGAACTACTATAAAACATTGAACTGTCATGCAAAAGGAGTAATAACAAACTCTGCAACAACAAGATCTGGTGACAAGCAAATACTTGGAAACAAATATACTAATGAACAGGTTATCCAAGTTCGTACTTCAGATAGACTTACGGCTAGAGAAAAAATTACTAATATTAGAGATAGCAATGAAAAAACAATTTGGACAGAATTAAATTATCCATCTGACACCCCAACCGTTTTTGAAGTCATTGGAACAACTCCAATAACAGATCCATTTGGACAAGTTTTAGCATATAATTCAACACTAAAAAGATCGGAGAATCAGCAAATTGGAATCTAACGTAATGCTTCTACAAGCTGCCTCTGGTCTTGAAAGACTAATGTATAATAAAAATCCCAAAGGTGCTATTAATGATAGCAACGTGGCCCAAATATCAGCAGCCCTATATTATCAGGCCAATGTAATATCCAAATTAAGCAATAGCAAAAAGTTTAAAAATTCTTTTAAGAAAATAATATTTACTCAGATAGAAAAAGATTTTGGTAATTATATAGATGCTCAAGCAAGGTCAAAGCCTAAATCATTTCACCATGTATATGAATGGAAAAAGTCTGGAAATAAGAATGCTAGATTATTTAAATTAACATCTATGGATTCTGAGGGAATATCATTTAAAATTGATTTTGAATTTATATTATCTAAATCATTAGTTCCATCATCAAATAGTAAGCGTAGGCATACATTTGCAATGAAAGCTTCTGTGATGGAGGCAGGAATGCCCCTTAAAATTGCTCCACGCCATTCTGAGAGGCTAGTATTTGAAGTTGATGGTAATACAGTGTTTATGCCCAAAGGGGCCGCAGTGACCGTTAAAAGGCCAGGAGGAACTAGTGTCAAAAATCAATTTACATTACAATATTCAAGATTCTTTAGTGGAGAATTAATAAATAACTCTATTAAAAAATCTGGGTTCAAAGAATTATTTAATTCAGAGTCATTAAAGGCTCTAAGAATCCCAGCTTCAATTAGAACAATTAAATATTCATTCTCTCCAAATTTAATTAGATCAATGGCGGATGCAGCATCAGAAAAAGCATTTGGAGGGTACATGTTATGACAGCTGATTTTAAATTAGATGCTATGCTAGAAATTAGAAAGTTCCTCTGGTCAGAATTAGTAGAAGCAGGCATATTCGACTCAGATGAGTATTATAGCGATAATATAGGAAAATCCGTAGTCCCTATAATCCCAGTTCAGCAGGCCCCAGAAATGAACCAATTCTTAAGTGGAAAAAAGCATATAATTTATGACAAGATAGGTCTTTCATATGAGGACAATTGGTTGATATGCTGTGAGCAAGTTCTTTTTACTGTATATTCCATAGATGTATCAGAGATCAATGAAATAAGAAATTTTATGACTGATCTATTTAGGAGAATGGACGACTCTGCAAAAGATATCAATAGATTTCAAAAATTAAATAATAAGTTTAAATTCCATAGTATTTTTATAGCCGACATATCTCCCACAGAGCCCTCTGAAGAACTACAGGGCTTTCTTTCAACAGACATTATTCTAGAGGTCAAATATTCAAGAATAACAGACTCAGTAGGCCGATTCCTCTAAATTGCTTTAGGCTTTGATATGCCGTATCATAGGACATGAGGAAAGAAGCCTAGCCAGCTTTGGTTTTTAAAATATATATATATATAGTTTAAAACACAGGAGGTAACAAATACTATGGCACAATCCGTAGGTAATGCTAAAAATATTCTTGTTGGTGCGTCACCGCTGTTTTTATCAACAGTAGACG